GCATTATTATTCTCCTATTGTTAAATTATCCTATGTATATATTGTAACAGTTTTTTGCGGCATTCACCTTTTTATTTGGTGATATATCACCGATTTAAATTTAAACAGAATCCTCCTTAAGCCTTAGCTAGCAGTGCAGCATTTATTATTAAGGTAGGTAGATACCGTTGGCCTGCCGGCCAACTTCATACCATTCATTTTTATAATAATCATATCAATCTTTAAATAATAAAGGAAGCTGTAGCTGAAGCTTTTTATAATATGATGCTTGGTTGCTTGTTTGTTTGCTTCACCAGAGGCAGTATGCTGCTAACCCCCATCGTTTCATTGTTTATAAATGCTGAAAGACCGTCTTTAACTAACGTATGTTAGGTTTACCGAACAAAGGCATTCAGGGCATAGCTTCGCCAGCTACACTGCCCCTAGCGGGAGGCACCTTACGGTCTTGCCTCACTTCCATCTTGCAAGTCATACCCAGTATTTCAGGTTTACACGTTGATGGATGCAGCACTAGGGGTTGCCCTGTACTGTATTTTCTACAGTATTACTTTTATGTATCTATAGTATAGCATTTCTATTTCATAATAACAATTTGAAGTGATAAAATATATCCATGTAATGGTTTGCACTATTATATAGATGCAAAGACAAAAAAGGAACTAAATTTTATATGTCCAAAACAGCCCGTCTTTTTTTAACTGAGGTCCAGGAATCTTATCTTGCTTGGCTGGTAACACCAGAAGATTCCCGCAACCCTAAAACAAAGACAGCTTTTGCAGAGATGCATGATGTGCATCTTAACACACTTGGTGCCTGGGAGAAAAATAAAGTCTTTAAAGAAAGATGGGAACTAGCTGTTAAGCGGAATGGCCCAATCTCCTGAGCGCACACAAGCGTTGTTAGATGCCTTATATGTCAAGGGTGTGTCAGGTGATGTAAAGTCTGCTGAACTGTATTTAAAGGCTACTGGCTTTATGCAGCAAACCCAAACCATTAATCTTAATAATACTTCGTCTGTTAAAGAACTTACTGACGAGGAGCTGCATTCCATGATTTTGGAATTGTCGCAAAAAAAGCAACCAACCATTTCTATTACTAAAATAGAAAAAGAAGAAGAGGAATAGTGAGAGCAGTCTGGGGCTACTACGAAAGTAGTTCAATTCAAAGCAGGTCCAATGCTAACATGGTTCGTGCCTTCAACACCTTGAAGCGTGAGCTAAAAAGACAGCAAGATGCTTTGCTCATGGACCACCAACAGGAAGATGTTATTTCTGGCGGAGATGCTTCCTCTATACAATTCCACTATTTGCTAGTGCCTGATACATCCACAATGGGTGCATCAACATCGGTTCCAGCAACACAAATATTTGATGCTAATCAAGGTGCAACAGGCACAGCAGATGTGTACTTTGAACCAAGACGCGATTTCTACGAACCTGGGAGAGGATTCTAAATGGCCGTTATCGTACAAGTAAGAAGAGATACAGCAGCTAACTGGACTAGTGCTAACCCTATTTTGCTTGCGGGCGAATTAGGACATGAGTACGATACAGGTAAGATGAAAGTTGGTGACGGAACTACCAACTGGAATGGTCTGCCATACTTGACCCAGAACACCGGCCCAACAGGCCCTAGTGGTGCAACCGGCTCAACGGGCCCCACCGGCCCCACCGGCGCTACGGGTGCTGCATCAACCGTGACCGGCCCCACCGGCCCTACCGGACCTGGTGGAACGGGCCCTACGGGCCCTCAAGGTGCCACCGGCCCGACGGGGCCTACTGGCTCTAGTGGAGCAACCGGCGCAACCGGCGCAACCGGACCTACGGGAGCAGCCTCTACTGTGACGGGCCCCACGGGCCCTACGGGAGCTCAGGGTGACACCGGCCCAACGGGCCCTACGGGAGCTGCTAGCACTGTGACCGGCCCCACCGGACCTACCGGCCCGACGGGCGCTACTGGCCCTGGTGTATCAAATATCTTTATTGACTCTACTGCACCATACAACATTGGTGCTGGTGTCAATGCATTAAATGGAACATCTCCAACAGGCGCAAACAATATTGCCATTGGTTTCAATGCCGCACAAGACACAACAACTGGTGCAAGAAATATTGCAATAGGAAACAATGCAATAAAGAACGTTACCACTGGTTCAAGAAACATTGGTATTGGATTTTATGCTTTGGGTGGTTATGGTGCTGCTCCTGGTGTTACAACCAATAATGAAAACGTTGCAATTGGCGATTATGCTCTAGCAAAAACTTCTGGAGCTAGAAACGTAGCTGTTGGTAGAACTACAGCCTATGGTGTCACTACTGGTAACCAAAACGTAGCAATTGGTTACTACGCGATGTGGAACGCAACATCTGGTTCATACAACGTTGCTATTGGTGCTGAAGCACTCATTGGAGCATTTTATTATAACGGTGCTACAAGTGATAATAACATAGCAATTGGTTACAGGTCACTGCGTTTAATTACATCTGGCACAGCCAACATTGGTATTGGTTACTACGCTGGTGCTGCGGCCACAACTACTACTGGAACTATATCTATTGGTTATGAAGCCCATAAAGTATATACAGGTGGTGGTAGCATTGCTATTGGTCATCAAGCAATGGCTGCAACAACAACAGGTGCAGGAAACATTGCAGTTGGTTATCAAGCACTACAAGCAAATACTACTGGTCTTGGAAACGTTGCCATTGGTAATAAAGCTTTAACTGCAAATACTACTGGTAGTGAAAACATTGCAATTGGTTATTATGCTCTAAAAGCAAATACTACTGGTGTTAAAAACGTTGCAATTGGTTATCAAGCACTCGAAGCTAACCTTACAAACTTTAACGTAGCAATTGGGTCCGGTGCTCTAAAGAATACTACAACTGGTAACCAAAACATAGCAGTCGGTTATGGAGCAATGTATTCAAATACAACTGGTTTTGGCAACACTGCAATTGGTTATTATGCTCTTTTATCTAATACAACTGGACGTGAAAACGTTGCAATTGGTAGAGGTTTACAGCTTAATACAACTGGTGTTCAAAACGTTGCTATCGGTTATGCAGTTATGCAATCTAATACAAGCGGCGCAGGCAACATTGCAATTGGGCGCAGTTCACTATCATCTAATACAACTGGTGGAACAAATATTGCAATTGGCAACTATGCATTGGAAGATAACACAGAAGGCTTCCAAAACATTGCAATTGGCCAAAACGCATTATCGTCCAACACAACTACTGGTAGAGTAATAGCAATTGGCTTTTATGCACTAAAAGATTATAATGCATCTGGTGGAATTCCAATTGCCATTGGAGCTGAATCACAACGTTTCAATACATCTGGTAACAGCAACATATCAATTGGTTATCAATCGCTATATAACACAACTACTGGTTCAAATAATATTGCTATTGGTAACGGCTCACTTGCCGCAAACACTACTCAAACAAGAAACACTGCTCTAGGAGATAGTACTCTTAATGCTGCCACTGCAAACGATAACACTGCAATTGGTGGTGAAGCACTACGCTATAACACTACTGGCGCAAATAACACCGCCGTTGGAGCACGTGCATTAGTAAACAATACTGTAGGAGACAGAAACGTTGCTATTGGTGCATCATCAATGCAAGCCAATATAACTGGTGCAGCTAACACTGCTATTGGTGCTCCTGCCTTAGTATCAAATACAACTGGTGCAAATAACGTTGGAATTGGTTATAACGCATTAAATAACAATACTACTGGAAGTAGAAACACTGTCGTTGGTACTAGTGCAGGACAAAATGCAACAAGTGCTGATGATAACACTGCGCTTGGTTTTAATGCCGGTGATAAAATTACAACTGGTAACGAAAATATTACTATTGGTTCTAGTGCTGCAAGTTCTGGTACTAATGACTTGACCACTGGTTCTAATAATATCATTATTGGATATAACGCCGCTGCAACATCGGCAACTGTTTCTAACCAAATAACACTAGGCAATGCAAGCATTACAAACTTTAGAATTCCTGGTGTTGGATTTGATATTGATACAAACCGCGCATCAGTAACTGGTTATGTAAAAGTAAGTGAGTATCTTGCTAGCACTGCACCCGTAGTTAAAACAGCAGACTTTACTTTGGCTGATACAGAAAACTATATTGTAAATAATAAAGCTGGTTCAGTTCTAGTGGTCACCTTGCCATCAGGTTCGGAATACATTGGTCGCATTATTCACTTTATGAGCTGGCAAAACAACCATATTAATTCAGCATCAAGTAACGTGTATGATTCTGGTGGAACTTTGCAGCAAAACATTACCAAAGCAACATCGGGTTCATCAGCAGACATAGTGTATGATGGTACCAACTGGTATATCATGAATGAGCAATAAATAAACTAACGAAGGAAACAAATGACGAAGGAATTTTTCTTCCTTGCTGGGCTTCAGCGCAGTGGGGCAACAATAATTAGTCAGATATTAAATCAAAATCCAGACATATGGGTTTCGCCGGCTTCTCCATTGTTTACAATGATGAAGAGCACATTTGAAACTCATCTTACACCTGAATATATTGATTATCAAAGACCACAAGCAATGGCAGAAGTTCTGCATGAAATGGCTCAATCTTTTTATAAAGAAAAGCCAGCCAAATATATTATTGATAAGAATTTAAATTGGCCAACACCAATTGGTGTAGAGATGATAGCAAGATATCTTAGTGCCAATATTAAGATTATATGCCCAGTAAGAAACATCTTAGATATTTTAGTTTCGTTTGACACGATTATTAATGCTCATCCAGATTCCGCAAACAATCAAATAGATAAAGCGGTTTTGGAAAAAACTCTTGGTAATAAGCCAATGGCTGACCGTAGAGCAGATTTATTAATGCAAGAAGATAAAGATATTTATGCCTGTCTACATAACATGAAGCATGCTTTAATTCCAGAGTATAGAAAGTATTTTCATTTTGTAGACTATGATGATTTTATAACTGACCCAGAGAAGGAGATTAATAAAATATATGAATACTTGGAAATTGAGAACTACAATCATGAATTTGAGAATGTTAAAGATGTCTCAGGTATCTCTGAAAACAGTCTTACAGGCATTAAGCACCTACACACGATTCGCCCCGCAATACAAAAAATCTCCCGTAGACCCGAAGACGTGTTCTTGCCAGAAACAATAGAGAAATACTCTGGACTAGAGTTCTGGAGAAATCTTTAATGCAATTAGAAGA